GGTTGCCGTTATTACTCAACATCTCCATTTCCGCTGTCCATGTTGTCATGGTTCACAGTACCGCACATCGGCATTTGATGTGACGGAGCGAAATCCTTTAGGGGCAAAGTGTATTTTTTGTAAATCGACGATGATCACCTTTGATAACGTCGCGCTGCAAATACGCACTGACCATGCGCCGCTGGATTTCACAAAATAATATCAGGCTCCCTCGTGGAGCCTTTTTTATATCTGCCTTATTTTTCTTCAACGCTGTATGTATAGTAAGCGATAACCTGTTGATTATTGAATCTTTCGGGGAGATGGCTTATAACATTTCTTACCTGACCAGGGTACCGGGAACCAACACCTTACTGGCGTGTTGCTGTCTTTTAAGACCAGAAGAGGTTAACAGTGAATATTGAAGAGTTAAAAAAACAAGCCGAAACGGAAATCGCTGACTTTATCGCGCAAAAAATCGCCGAGCTGAACAAGAATACAGGGAAAGAAGTCTCTGAAATTCGCTTCACCGCACGAGAAAAAATGACCGGGCTTGAAAGTTATGATGTCAAAATCAAAATAATGTGATTTTGTGAACATCACCCCGTGCGAGGTGATGTTCCGCTTGTTGCTAATTTAGTGCCCAATCATTGGCGCTTGCGGAATTAAGCGTCGGTACAATTCCTCCGGCACCGGGCTTTGCCATACTCCCGCATACATTGCGTAACCAATCACCGCAAACATAATCCCCAGAACCAGTAGCGTCATTAACCAGCCAGACAACGCAAAGGCTTTTTTATTTGCTGCAGGTTTTTGCAGTGAAAAGGTCAATGTTGAGGCTACCGGACATGACTCTACGCAACTCATACAACCGGTACATTCCACGCTTCGTACCTGAATTAATTTATCGACCGGGATCCGTGATGGGCAATTTTTTGCGCATTTGCCACAGTCGATACAACTTTCGGCATTGCGACGAATCTTAAACGGCGATAATAGCGAAACCACGCCCATCAGCGCGCCATATGGGCAAAGATAACGACACCAGGCATGGCGAATAAACAGGCTGGCAATCAGCAAAACGGTCACGCTGATTAATGTCGCGGTCCCCATATGACGAAAGAAATCGAGCATTTTAACGTCCATCACCACGCTGTAGGGCGACAACATAAAATAGTGAATCGCCTGAGCGGGCATCAATAACGCAATATAGAGAAAAAAACTCAACAGCAAATACTTCACGCCGCGCAGAGGAATATCCAGCCAGCGGGGAAGGACACATTGCCGACCAAACAGTTTGTTACCGAGATCGCCGATTAATTCAGAAAGCGTACCAACCGGGCATAACCATGAACAAAAGGCCTTTTTTAGTAATAGACTGATGACGATAAAAGCGACCAATAACAGCATCGCGGCGGCGTGGACGGACGGTAACTGGCCTGTTGCAAGGCTATATTTCAGATTCATCAGACCGGCAATCGGTAGCCAGCCTTCGATGCCCCCGGGCCTGGCGACAAATGTCGTACTACCTGTCGTTTCGTAATAGCGCACCCAATACCAGAACGTGATGGCAATATAAATATTAATTGCCAACAGCAATAATTGCGTCGCTTTACGCCAGGTCGTGGCATTGCGCCAGTCATTCCACGGTAATTTGCCGCCCGTCGTGCCTGGCCGCCGCTGCCAGCGGGTTCTTCTTTTCTCTGTCATGATTTTGCCAGTCCGTTAAGTTGCATACCAAATGCCACTATTCTAGTTGTTCTTAACTGGCTGATATTGATTCAAATCGCGTTCAGGTCTTTCTTATTTAACCATGCTTTCAGAGCGGCAACACTGCGTGTAATTTCTTCGTGTGGAAGGGGGGCAGATAATGGCTGCTGCTCCAGTTGTGCGCAAAGCTGGCTGGCGCTACGCATTCCCAGACTCGTGCAACTGCTTTTTAGCTGATGTGCGGCACGCTTTATTTTTTCGCTGTTCTGGCTGGCGCGGGCAATGTCGATTTCATCGAGAAGCGGCAGGGCATGTTGTTTAAATAATATCAGCCATTCGTGGATCTTCTCCGTCCCCATCAACTGAGCATCTTCATTGAGTTGCGATACATCCAGCGGTTGATCGTTATTGACTTGCAGTTGGAGATAGTGCGCCAGTAACTGACCGAGCACTTCACGCGGCACCGGTTTAGGGATAATCCCGCGAAATAATGAACTGGTACGCTGGCGCAACGTTTCGTCGATGACATGAGCGCTAAAGCCAATCAAAACCAGCGACGGATATTGCTGTGCCAGTTGCCGGGCAAGCGTAATGCCGTCGATATCGGGCAGATCAAAATCCACCAGTGCGGCAGCAAACGGTTCGCTATTTTGCAACGTCTCTATCGCGTGTGCGGCATTTCCTACCGCAACGACCTGCGCCCCACTGGTGTTCAGCATCTCGACGGTAATTCGTTGGGTTAGCGGGTTATCTTCAATTAACAGCAAACGTAAACCGTCCAGACGCACCGCCTGATTGACTGTTTTTGGCACGGGAGCAGTGGCAACACGTAACGGCAAGCGTAAACAAAAACAGCTTCCAACTTCCGGCGTGCTGGTGGCGCTCAGTTCGCCGCCCATCGCCTGGGCCAGACGGCTACTGATGGTCAGCCCCAGCCCGGTGCCGCCGCGTTTGCCGCTAACCTGAACAAATGGCTGGAAGATTTCAGCCAGTTTCGTGGGATCAATACCGCAGCCGCTGTCTTCCACTTCGACCAGCCATTGTTCGCCATCAGTGCGACTACGCAGGATAATGTGCCCTTCGTCGGTGAAACGCAGAGCGTTGCTCAACAGGTTGGTAATGACCTGACGAATACGCCGCGGATCGCCCATTAACGCAGTCGGTACATCGTCGGCAATTGCTGTTGCCAGGTGAATCGGGCGACCTTTCACCCGTCCGCTCATTAATTGCAGGGTACTTTCCAGCAGCGGGCGCGGTTCAAAGGGTTCATCGCTGACCGAAACATTCTTGCCGCCTGCTTCGATAGCCGAATAATCGAGAATATCGTTGAGGATGGTCAGCAACGATTCACCAGAGTCAGTAATTGCGCGCAAATCATCGCGCTGGGCGTTAAGTGCGGGGTTATCTGCCAGCAGCTGTGCGGTGCCGAGAATACCGTACAGCGGTGTGCGGATCTCATGGCTCATCGCCGCCAGAAACGCCGATTTTGCCTGGCTGGCTTTTTCTGCTTCCGCCCGTGCCTGTCGGTGTTCTATCACCAGTTCCTGCAATTCAGCTGTACGCGCTTTGACCTGTGCCGCCAGCTGTTCGCGGTGGCGATTCAGTGCATGAACACTGCTGCGAAACGCATCCATCAGCCGCCCGATGGTGTCCAGCTCCCGCACGCCAGCGGTTTCCGGAAAAGGGGAGTCGATATCACCGTCCAGTAAGCGTTGCAGCGCCTGCGTTTGTTCGGCAAGTGGACGCGTGACTGAGCGATAAACCACGCGCCAGAGGATCAGAATCAGTGCGCAAAGTGAAACCATCCCCAGCAATAACAGGCTGTACTGCCCGCGTGCACTGGCTTTTTCCAGATGCGCCAGACCGTGCTGATTACGCAGCTCAATGGTGTCGACCAGTTGACTGACTTCGCTACTAAACTGCGCGAACTGGGCGATGTTATTTTGCGTGAGAGTTTGCAGGCGATGACTGATTTCACTGTCCTGCTGATACAGCGCCAGCAAATCGCTATATTGGCTAACGGAAGTTAACGTTGTTGCAACCTGAGCACGAACTCCCGGATCTTCAATGCGTATTTGCCGACGTTGCAGAATTTTCACCGCATTATTGAGCTGCTTTTCCAGCGTTGGCGCATTTTTCTGGATCTGTTCCAGCCCCAGATTCATCACCATTTGCTGCACCCGCAGGGCGCTAAGGCGCAGTTCATTCATCTGGTTAACATACTCAAGATCGATATCAATCAGCCGATCGAGTGCACTTTCTGCGGCCTGACGCTGATGTTGTTCGATCAAATCGTAAATCCCGGCCTGGGTCGCTCCGGCGGAGGTTGCCGCATTATTCGCCTGACCTTGCGCCAGGCGTGCGATCTCATCGGCGGCGGCGACTATCTGCTGACTGAGTCGCTGTTGTTGCTGGCGCAGTTGCAAACGCTGCCCCACCAGTTCCCCTTGCTGACGTAACGAACGGGAGATCTCCTGCTCCTGTTGTTCAATAGCGGTGGTATCAAAACCTTGTTCCCGTAACGCTTGCAGCAACGCATTAATCTTCAGGCTTTGTGCGGTGAGCATTCGCCCCTGCGCCTGCCACATCTTTTCGTTATCGGCACTGGTCAGGTTCTGCGCGGCGAAAAGTTCCCAGGCGCTGGCTTCGCTCAACTGGCGCGCCATATTCATGGTAGGAATCAATGCCTGAGTGTTGTCTTTTTCCACCTGGCTGATAAAGCGCAGGTTGTACCATCCCACCAGGGTACTGGTCAGGGTTAACAGCGCCATCAGGGCAAAGCCCATCCAGAGTCTTCGGGTCAGGGTTAAATTCACGGTCGGTGCACTTAAGGTGAATAAGTTGTATATTTAAAATCTCTTTTACTATCAATTAATTAATATAAGCAGGTCATTATTAGTCAAAATAAAATCATTTGTCGATTTCAATTTTGTCCCATTCCCGTCCACGGCTGTCCCTATACCGCGCCGCCATTGAATCTGATTTATGCCCGAGAAGACGTTGAGCAAACTTATCGCCAATCTGGTTCCGGTATAGCCTCGCTGACAGGCTACGCAGTTCATGGAATGTTGGCGGGTCTCCATCAAATGAGAGTCCAGATGCATTTCTCGCCTTTGTAAAATACTTCGATACTGTTTTAGGGGAAAGCGGATCGTGATGCTTTGATGCGATTATAGTTTCACTGCCGCTGGCCTCCCTGCATTTCTGTAGTGTATCAGCCAATGAGATATTGAGCGCGTCAATCGTTAGCGTTAGCGGAATGGCGAGCTTAGCCCCTGTTTTACTCTGTTCAATGTGAAGATGGTTGTCGTTTATGTCTGACCATTTCATTCTGCACAAATCGCCGACTCTCTGCCCTGTAACGACAGCCAAATCCATCGCCAGCCTTAGCCAGATTGGGAGAGGTTCGGCTGCATGGTATATCTCGACATACTCATTAGCTGTCAGCCTTGAGCGCCTTACTTCTGACTTTGCTGTGCGGGTTGCTGTTACCGGATTCGTTGCCACATGCCCCTCGGCTATTGCCTCACGAAAAACGTCAACAAGGGTTGACCTGATTAATTTTGCGGAAGCCGCTTTACCTTCTGCTACGTAGGTGTTTAGCATTGTTGCCACCTCTTTCGTTGATATGTCAGCGAGCGGTTTGTCCGGCAATTTTCTTCGGATTGCCCTGATTTTGCTGGCGTAGTCGAGTAGAGTTTTCGGCCTGATACCCCTCTCGCTGAGGATTGTTTCATATCGGTCAAGCCACGCATGAAGAGTGACTACGTCAGCGCCTTTAATTCTGTCTATCAGTGACTCACGCCTGTTCTCGGATAGCAACTCAATATTGGCCTGAATAGCCTCTGAAACTGCTATCCTTCTGTCTCTGCCTAATCCGAACTCTTTACCCGTCCTTGGGTCCCTGTAGCAGTAATATCCATTGTTTCTTATATAAAGGTTAGGGGGTAAATCCCGGCGCTCATGACTTCGCCTTCTTCCCATTTCTGATCCTCTTCAAAAGGCTACCTGTTACTGGTCGATTTAAGTCAACCTTTACCGCTGATTCGTGGAACAGATACTCTCTTCCATCCTTAACCGGAGGAGGGAATATCCTGCACTCGCGTACCCATCGACGAACTGTTTCAAGGCTTCTTGGGCGCCGCTGGCGTGCGTTCCACTCCTGAAGTGTTAAGTACATCGCAAAGTCTCCGCAATTACACGCAAGAAAAAACCGCCATCAGGCGGCTTGGTGTTCTTTCAGTTCTTCAATTTGAATATTGGTTACTTCTGCATGTGCTATCTGCGCCCATATCATCCAGTGGTTATAGCAGTCATTGATGTCCTCTGCTTCGATAACTCTGTTGAATGGCTCTCCATTCCATTCACCTGTGACTCGGAAGTGCATTTATCATCTCCATAAAACAAAACTCGCCGTAGCGAGCTCAGATAAAAGAAATCCCCGCGAGTGCGAGGATAGTTACTTGTTCATATTATTAATCGTCAATGTATTTTGAGCATTGTGGGCAATCATCAATCCCACAATACGATTCATATGCATCCTTTATTGCGTCGCGGGCTTCAGTAAGAGTATTGAATAAGTTGCAGCTATTATCTTTTTGATATAGGTAAGTTCCTAATTTATAAGCAGAAGAAGCATCATTTCCGCTGTCTAAAATTACATCGTTATGGATTCTGCACCTTGCAAGAACTCCTGATCCCATAAGGGTCTGCATAGCCCATTGCTCTTGATCTTCACACAAATCATGAATGCTCATTTCAACACCTCTCTTCACGTTTCACACACGTTAAGATTAACAGTGTTTTTACATGCTTTGGAAGATTTATTTTATAAAAACTCTTTTAATACAAATAGATATAATAGTTCACTATTATAGCTCCTTTAATCGAGGCGGTTCTGGTAGAGGCATCCAGTGTGATGGTATCCACGACGCACCAGGAATTATCCACCCATCATTAGCGTCAGGATGCCCAGGGATGTAAGTCGCCCATTTCATTCGCCAGTCACCTTTCCTGTCAAACTCCCTGGCAACAAGAACGGCTGTTTTGCTATCCGGCATTCGCTCACTACAGCTTATCCAACCATCCGGAGTTACCGGAGAGTTGCCCGACAGCTCGTTCAACTTGTAAGTCTGGCTTACAAGTTCGGCTTCCAGTTCTGCTATGCGCTTCTCTGATGCTTCAAGTAACGCCTGCTTATCGCGTAGCGCTTCTTCCAGTTCAGCAACATGGCACTCACTATCAATAAGGTTGTTCTCTGCGGCTTCCAGCTCAACACGCAGCTTCCCTACCGTTAGCGCAATATCCTCGTTCTCCTGGTCGCGGCGTTTGATGTATTGCTGGTTTCTTTCCCGTTCATCCAGCAGTGCCAGCACAACCTGAGGTGTGACTTTCATACGAAATGCCAGCAATTTTTGAGGCGTTGCTACTGTTTCAATTGCTACTGCTGCCTCACGCAGTACCTGATAGTCAATCTTGCTCACTGGTTGCCTCCTTTGCGCCACATCGCATTCAGATATTTGTTTTTATTCACTGAAGGAAAAGAATTTCTCTTAAGCAATTCCTCTCTCGATGGCATTGGCTTTACGCGTTGGCGAATAATCATTTCTGCCGGAAGAATGCCGGGATTGTATGCAAGTCCTCTCATGGTAAATTCCTCTTTGTTAATTTATTCGTATGCCTGCTCTTTCTTCATCGAGTTTTTTTAGCTTGTATCGCATAGCCCTTACTGAATAAATTGAGCGGCAGGTTGCAATTGCTATTTCTTCTGCGGAGAACTTACCGAAAAGTGATACTTCGGCTCTTGTCCAGCGTCTTCCACGAAGTCGGCTAACAATGTCAGCGCCAATCCTTGTTGCTTTCGCCATTACTGCTTTTTCAGTCCTTTCCAGTTTTTCAGCGATAACTTCAACTGGCATTGTCGCCGCCACTTCGCGCAAGAAATCGACTTCCCATTTCTCCCATGGAGTCTTTTTCATAGGCGATACCGTTATTTGATAAGAAGTGAAGGTTTCCCAACTTTGAGTTGAGCGCCGGGGATATTTATTCCTGCTTTTAGTTGGTGTTTGATTGCCAGTTTGTCGGCTTTAATTGTCGTTTCAAACTCAACGTATTCAGAAGGAAGGGCGCTTGAGTCGATGATTTCTACAGTTTCTGACGGTTTGCGGATTGTTACCTGGTGAATACCTGCTCGAATCTTTTTCTTGCCAACCATTTCAAGCGATGACGCTATATACGCCATAATGCTGTCAATCTTATTTTGAATTACTGCGGCTCGCTCATTCAGTGACTTTGCCTCTTCCTTGAGGCGTTCGGCATAACCAGATTCATTTTTAATGACGGAAAGAAGTTGCTCTATTTTATCGGTAAATTCTCCTTCCATGCCTTCTATTGTGTCAGCAATCATCTCTGGTTCTAAATCTGAATCCATCAATTTTGCGTATTCATTGGCAATTTCATACAGTTTGCTCACTGGCAACCTCCAGTTTCGCTTTGCATTCTGCGTAAATGGCTTGTACGTTCTGCTGCAATTTCATTCCAGATGTCAGGCGATATGCTTCTGCAAAATATCGCTTCAAATCATCCATGTTTTCAGCATGAGCCATTTCATCACAAAGAAGTTGTGCTTTTTCCATTATTTCCTGCTGGCGTTTCCGTTCATCTTCGCGGATATCTTCCTCTGATTTGTGCGGCATAACTGGTTCCTGATGCATACCTTCATCTTCGTTAAGCAGGTGAATGGCATTATCCAGTCGCTGGGCTTTAGGCCAGTATTTGCTGGCGCGTTTAACTATTGTTTTACGTGCCATCTCTTCCCAGAATGTTTTCCACGGTCCATTCTTTGCCTTGCTCGTTGCTTCCACAGCTTTAATTTCTGCCAGACTCATTTCTTCAGTCAGGTAGTCACCATCTGCTGTTTTAACCGTGCAATAACCTCCAACAATAGAGCCTCGCTCACCAAATGCGTTGTATTTGTGGGTTGGTGCTGAATCAAGGCCATTTGATTCATAGGTGTCGTTTGAGTACACCAGTTTGCATTGCCCCCACTTAATTGATCCTGTCGATTGCGCAAGATGAAGTAATCCCATGTAACTGATATCAAGGCACACCATGCCGTCGCGAGGAACCAGATAAGCCAGTTTGCTGGCCGGGTTTAAGGTGATGCCGATCGCCGCAACATTGATGATGGCGTTCTGTGCGCTGGTTGGATTTGCCAGTGCTGTTTTAGCCAGGTAATCGTTTTTCTGGAAATACTGAATTGCAAACTGGCTTTCCTTAGCCCATGTCACCGTCTGTTCAGTCAATGCTCCGCAGAATAACTGCTCTTGCTGTTTAACGAATTCAACGATATTGCTCATGCAGCTTCTCCATAAATATGTCTGCGTTTGAATATTGCGAAGGCATATTCAGCCTTAACTCTTTCGGTTATTGCATCCCAGAACCATTCAGCGGCTTTTTCCTGATAGTTACAGTCATCATCTTCCAGCCAGTCGATAGCGTCCTTAGTGTGTTCATCTGGTTTATATGAGCGAAGCATTTCGCTTATTGGGTCGCAACGTTTGCAGAGGCGATCAACTTCACTGTTGATTCGTTCGTAATCTTCATCAGTAAAACTTGCGATTATTTGCGATATTTCACGCTTATCATTCAGAGTCAGAATCATCATCTTTCTCCTGTTCTTTGTGCTGATTGAGCATTTTGTTCATCTGACGAATGAATTCTTCGTCTGACCAGTTATCTGTAAAACTCATTTCCTGCGATACCACGGAAGATTGATAGCTGATTTCATCGCTTTATTTGCTTCAAGCCACATTTTTGAATCACCAATAAATCTGGCTATTACTGCTTTGTTTTGTGCAGCACGAAGCATCTGGTGATTAATGGCTATTTCATTGCGCATAACGCCTCCAGTTGTTTCTTTGCTGCTCTGATTAATTGTTTAACTCGGCGTGATAATTCAGATTCGTGCGGGTAGAAAGCGGACATGACGCCGCTACCCGCGAGCTGAAAGTGCATCATGGGTAACTCCTTATATTTGATTGCATAACGAAAACGCCTCGAGTGAAGCGTTATTGGTATGCATATAAAAAGGCCCTCACATAGGAGGGCAAAGAAGATTTCCAATAATCAGAACAAGTCGGCTCCTGTTTAGTTACGAGCGACATTGCTCTGTGTATTCACTCGTTGGAATGAATACACAGTGCAGTGTTTATTCGTATGCCTGTCTTTTAACCACATCAGGCTCGGTGGTTCTCGTGTACCCCTACAGCGAGAAATCGGATAAACTCTATTCACCCCCTACAGAGAGAATGATGGAGATTCACCGATGAGTAACTGGTGGCAGGAACTATTACGTTTCTTCCTGCGTGGTCTTACGCTACAACAGTTAATTCATATGCTTATTATTTTAATTGCCTTGATAATAATCACCCCTGCATCAATTAAAGAGTGGGTAGATATAAGGAACCCAGAAATACTTCCAGATCACTGGATGTATTACGCAATGCTTTTGTGTATCAGTTATGTTCTGAACAGGGTGATGGAGTTTATATTTCTGGCATCTTCAGACAGATATAAAAAATATCTCAGTAAGAGAGATGAGGCTAAAGTAATTGTGGAGACTGAGCGCCTGTTCAATTCTCTGAGTATTCAGGAAAAAGAGGTTTTAGCATTTGCTGTTATGGCAAATAACAAAATCGTACTTAAGCACGGCGATCCGGTCGCTTTATCTCTTATGAGAAAAGGCCTTCTCCATCGCTCAGGTGTGACTTACAGCGCGTCAGGTAAAGAGAAATTTGTTATACCTGACGTCTGGTTCCATGAGTGTTATATGCGCTTTGCTGGTAAAGCTGATGAGCTAATTTAGTTCCTCGACGGCGGGGGATCGTCACCTCGCTGTCAGTTGTTTTGATTTCCGGTAGCCTGCCGCGTAAATAGCTACGTTTGGCAGGCAAATACTTCCACTGCATTCATCTGCCTTCTTGCAGCAAAGGCTTCCTAGTGATGCTGCTTTGTCTGCTCTGACGCAACCAGAGAGCTTTAGCGCAATTTTTCGCGCCAGTGCTTCATTACTGCGTCGCTCGGCAATAAGTTCTGCTCTGCGAGCTTTGTAGCGGCTTTTTGCCGTACCTTTGGATTCTTTCCAGACAATGGTTACCATGATGGTCTCCTTTAAGTGGCTTTGGCGCATGACGCGTCGAGGTGCTTATCTTCTCGATCGCTGTCTTGCAGCTGCAATTCGCGCCATCCCCAAAACCACTCAAGTTCTGGTCTCAACGGTTAGGTTGAGAGTCCGTCGATGTTAAAGAGCCTGCCAATCTGTTCCGTTTGGCTTCCAGCGTCCTGCTGATGGCTTAAATTTAAGACTTCTTAATTTATTGGTCAAGTGCATTTTTGAAGAAAACTTAATTTTATGGACGTGAATTTAGTTTGTCTTTGATTTTTAACGGGAAATAAAAAAGGGGCGAAAGCCCCTTAAGGAAGGTTTGCTAGCTTGGCATCAACGACAACGCCAATGATTTTACAGTTCCCATTGATTTCAATCATTGGGTATTGTGGATTGAGTGGTTTCAGGAATTTTCTACCGGCATCAATAACTAACTTTTTGAATGTCGCCTCGTTTTCTCCTTCAAGTTTGGCGACTACCAGCTTTCCATTACGTGGTTCGACTTCTGGGTCGACGAGAATAATCATCCCCTCAGGAATACTCAGTCCTGCCGGGGCAGTCATTGAATCGCCTTTAACGTCGAGCCAAAAAGAGTCTTCAGAACAATCTACCGTTGTGTCGTACCAGTTATCTATTGCACGCCTATGATATGGCTCTACAGCTTCCATCCAACATCCTGCGCTTACCCAACTAATTAGAGGATACGAACCTCTTGGATCATGCCTGCTGTGATAGGCAATGTTTGAAAGACTATCCTCTCCTTTCAACAGGTAATCAGGGGAGCACTGCAAAGCCTTGGCTAAGGCCAATAGGTTTTCGCCATTGGGCTCAGTTTCAGATCGCTCCCATTGGGAAATAGCAACATTAGACACGCCAACCATCTTGCCAAGGGCAGCCTGCCTAATCTTGAGTTCTTTTCTGCGAGCGCGAATACGCTCACCCATCAGTTGTGTATTCATAGTTAAGACATCTTAAATAAACTTGACTTAAGATTCCTTTGGTGGATAATTTAAGTGTTCTTTAATTTCGGAGCGAGTCTATGTACAAAAAAGATGTTATTGACCACTTCGGAACCCAGCGTGCTGTTGCTAAAGCACTAGGCATTAGCGATGCAGCAGTCTCTCAGTGGAAAGAAGTTATCCCAGAGAAAGACGCCTATCGATTGGAAATCGTTACAGCTGGCGCCCTGAAGTATCAAGAAAGTGCTTACCGCCAAGCGGCATAAGCAAATTGCTCTTTAACAGTTCTGGCCTTTCACCTCTAACCGGGTGAGCAAACATCAGCGGCAAATCCATTGGGTGTGCCGCTATAACTCAATATCAATATAGGTAAATTAACAAATGGCACAAGCAAGCTACAGCAAGCCAACACAGCGAGAAATTGATCGCGCAGAAACAGATTTACTCATCAACCTGTCAACGCTTACCCAGCGCGGTCTGGCAAAGATGATTGGCTGTCATGAATCGAAGATAAGCAGAACGGACTGGAGATTTATTGCTTCGGTCTTGTGTGCTTTCGGAATGGCATCAGACATCAGTCCGATTAGCAGGGCTTTTAAGTATGCGCTTGATGGACTCATCAATAAAAAACGCCCGGCGGCAACCGAGCGTTCTGATCAAATACAAATGGGATTTTAACAACATCCAACGAGGTAATTATATGCGAAACAAAGGCTTTAATCCACCTGATACACACAAAGAAGCTAAGCGTTTGCGCTTCCTTCGTTCCATTGATGAAAGAACTCAAATCTCTTTTGTGAAAGTTGCCAGAACTGAGCTTCTGAAGGCTGAGGCGAGGGCGTTGCTCCCGTCTCTACCGAAAGAGGATGGATATACGTTCATTCCAAACGCATTTCTGGAAAAGCTGCTCAAAGAAGACATATCCGTAAGTCAGTTTAACGATGTTCTTAAGGTCTTTCGTCAAGGCAGGTAGTTATGAGCAATACAGCAAAAATCTACGATTTCAGCGCCGCACACGAGCGCAGGAGCAACAGGATGGAGAACCAGAAAACTGGTTACATTCCGTTGTACCGGAGCATTCTGAAACAGTCATGGGCGAAAGATGTTTATCTTCGCACCCTGTGGGAAAACCTTCTCCTGAATGCCGCCAGAAAGCCATACAAAGCGAATTTCAAAGGTCATGAATGGCATCTGCAACCCGGTCAACTGGTTGTGACAGCAGCTGATTTAGGTCTTCAGTTATGCGACAGACATGGCAAGCCAGCAAGCCGTGATCAGGTTGAGCGGATGCTTCAGGTTTTTGTGAAAGAGGGGATGATCTCCATTGATGGAGAGAAGCAAAAAGGTCGTGTGATAACCATCACAAATTACCATGAATATGCTCAAAAAATGGACAATTTACCCGCACATGAAGCCGCACAAACAACCGCACATGATTCCGCACATGGAGAAGCCAGTAATGGCGCGGCTTTCAGCGCACATGCCGCACATGAAAGCGCACATGAAAGCGCACATGAAGCCGCACATCATGAACAAGAAGGTATTAACAAGAATATAAATAATACCCCCCTACCCCCCAATGGGGGAGGCGATGGGCAGGTTAAACCTGAACGTCGCAAGGCAGAACGAATCGACTACGAATCCTTCCTGAACGCCTACAACACCGAAGTAGGTGACAGACTGCCACACGCTGTTGCGGTCAACGAGAAACGCAAACGCCGCCTGAAGAAAATCATCCCGCAACTGAAAACGCCAAACGTGGACGGTTTCAGAGCGTATGTCAGGGCGTTTGTGCATCAGGCCAAGCCGTTTTACTTCGGAGACAACGACACGGGCTGGACAGCTGATTTTGATTACCTGTTGAGGGAAGATTCGTTAACGGGAGTACGGGAAGGGAAGTTTGCAGACAGGGGGATTGCATGAGACAGGATATCGAAGCGAGCGTTATCGGTGGCCTGCTGATTGGTGGATTAACACCAACTGCCAGTGACGTTCTGGCAACGCTTGAGCCGGAAGCGTTTTCAATTCCGCTCTACCGGAAAGCCTTCGAGGTTATCCGCAAGCAGGCGCGAAACAGAAATTTAATCGACGCGCTGATGGTTGCCGAGGCGTGCGGAGAGGAGCATTTCACGTCAATCCTGATGACCAGCAAAAACTGCCCGAGTGCCGCAAACCTGAAGGGATATGCCGGAATGGTCGCGGATAACTTTCACCGCCGTCTGGTGCTGGAAATCATGGATGAAATGCGTGAACCAATTCAGAGCGGAACCATCGACGCATCGAGTCAGGCGATGGATGAACTTGTAAAGCGTCTTTCAGCCATCAGAAAGCCCCGTGACGAGGTTAAACCGGTACGGTTAGGGGAAATCATCACCGACTACACTGACACGCTTGACAGGCGTCTGAGGAACGGAGAAGAGTCAGATACCCTGAAGACCGGAATCGAAGAACTTGACGCTATCACCGGAGGGATGAACGCGGAAGACCTGGTGATTATCGCCGCTCGTCCTGGTATGGGTAAAACCGAACTGGCGCTGAAGATTGCCGAAGGCGTTGCAAGCCGCGTTATTCCTGGTTCTGACGTCCGGCGCGGGGTATTGATTTTCTCAATGGAAATGAGCGCATTGCAGATTGCAGAGCGAAGCATTGCCAACGCCGGGAGGATGTCGGTTAGCGTACTGCGAAATCCTGCATCGATGGATGACGAGGGCTGGGAACGTGTTGCTAACGGCATGAGTCAGCTTGCAGATTTGGATGTATGGGTAGTCGATGCCTCGCGGTTATCGGTCGAAGAAATACGCTCAATCGCAGAACGGCACAAACAGGAAAATCCAAACCTGTCACTCATCATGGCGGATTATCTTGGCCTGATTGAGAAGCCGAAAGCAGACCGCAACGACCTCGCAATTGCTCACATCTCCGGAAGCCTGAAGGCGATGGCGAAAGACCTGAAAACACCGGTTATCTCCCTGAGTCAGCTTTCGCGCGATGTTGAGAAGCGACCAAACAAACGCCCGACAAACGCAGATTTGCGTGATTCAGGAAGCATTGAGCAGGACGCAGACTCAATCATCATGCTCTATCGGGAAGCTGTATATGACGAGAACAGTAGCGCCGCGCCATTTGCTGAAATCATCGTGACGAAAAACCGTTTTGGCTCGCTTGGTACGGTTTACCAGCGGTTCTGTAACGGACACTTTGTTGCATGTGACCAGGATGAAGCCAGACAGATTTGCACAGCATCAAATGCACCTGCTGCGCGTGGCAGACGATATGCACAAGGGGCTGACGTATGACCATCTACATCACTGAGCTAATAACAGGCCTGCTGGTAATCGCAGGTCTTTTTATTTGGGGGAGAGTAAATCGTGGTTGAGTTAATTTTCTCTGCATTGAGGATTCTCGGTGCTATGTGGATGGTGTCGACGTTCATTGTGGTTGTCGGAAGTTTTGTCCGGTTGGTAGGCGAAGGTAAAGACCTGGTGGGTGTGCTTTTCGGTAGCATTTTCCTGTGGGTGATTATCGGTGTTATGCCTGTTGTCGTTGCAAAAGTGGCGTGGCGTTTTGTGAGTTGAACTGAGGGTAAGTACCGATGGACGAATCAAGAAAGCAGTTTGAAGAAAGTTGGTTGCGACGTGGAGGCGAATCATCAGACCTTATCCGTTACCCTGAAAATTACCATGAAATTGGCAGTGGTGATATTGGTGGTCAATACGTGATGGACGATGTTCAAGGCCACTGGCAAACGTGGCAGGCATCGCGAGCAGCTATTGAACTGGATATCGACTGGCCCGAATCGAATGACGACTTTTGGAAAGATGGTGAAGAAGGTGCTTATGCGATGGGGCATGAGGATGGGAAGGACAAAACGGTAATTGCAGTGATGAAAGCTATCAGAGCCGCTGGAATTAAAGAGAAGAATTTCGATGAAGCAAATATACATACTTCGCAACGAAGCAATCAGAAATAACGCCATAGACGCCATTCTCTCACTACCCATCGACGACAAGTCACCCCACGAAGTCCACGTTAGAGAACCCAAACGCAGCAAAGCGCAGAATGACCGTATGTGGCCGATGCTGAACGATGTTTCGCGTCAGGTGCTATGGCATGGTCAACGGCTGGCGCCGGAAGACTGGAAAGACCTGTTCACTGCCCTGTGGCTTAAGACCAAAAAAATGGAGCAAAGAAGTGCGCCTGGTATCGACGGTGGCGTTGTTATGCTTGGCGTGCGTACCAGCAAAATGCGAAAGGCCAGCATGACTGAGCTTATCGAAATCATGTTCTGGTTCGGCTCAGAGCGCAACGTGCGGTGGAGTGATGACTCCCGGCGAGAGTATGAATGGTCACAACGAAAAGGGAAGGCTGCATGACTATCAAATCAAATACGCCATCACACGACAAGGACTGCTGGCAAACGCCGCTTTGGCTTTTTGATGCGCTGGATATTGAGTTTGGATTCTGGCTGGACTCGGCAGCGAGCGACAAAAATGCTCTGTGCGCTCACTGGCTAACTGAGGCCGACGACGCGCTAAATTCTGAGTGGATAAGCCACGGTGCAATCTGGAATAACCCACCGTACAGCAATATCAGGCCGTGGGTGGAAAAAGCCGCTGAGCAGTGCATACAACAGCGACAGACGGTAGTTATGCTTGTGCCAGAGGATATGTCAGTCGGATGGTTCAGCAAGGCTCTGGAGAGTGTCGACGAAGTTCGCATTATCACTGATGGACGGATTAATTTTATCGAACCATCGACAGGGCTGGAGAAGAAGGGAAACAGCAAAGGCTCCATGCTGCTGATTTGGCGACCGTTCATCAGTCCTCGACGGATGTTTACTACCGTATCCAAAGCGGCATTGATGGCGATCGGGCAGGGCGTCAGGAGGGCGGCATGAGGCGACAGCGACGAAGTTTCACCGACATCATCTGCGAAAACTGCAAATACCTTCCAACGAAACGCTCCAGAAATAAACGCAAGCCAATCCCAAAAGAATCTGACGTAAAAACCTTCAATTACACAGCTCACCTGTGGGATATCCGGTGGCTAAGACATCGTGCGAGGAAATAAGGGGATTGACGCGATGATTTATCCGGGGCTATATTCCCAGCATGCCAGCAAAATCTGGCGTCGGGATTGGCGTCCCGGATAGAGACCGCGACAGACACACGCCGCGAGCGTGTTTTTTTATTGTCGAATGCACGCGCACATCTGAATTATGGTGGGCTGTGTGGGGGCGGAGAGATCCGCGCCGGTCGGTTTCCCGGTTACGCCAACCCTGCACAGTTCACCACCAGACGATTGGCGTCGTCGGTGGTGAGTTATTTAGAAACCACTCGAGGGCGTCATTATGACAACTCAAATCTCTGTTGAAACTCTCTCCCCGATCACCCATAACCAGATTCCTGTTATTACCACCGAACTTTTGGCGCAGCTTTATGGCACAGAAATTCTGAACATCCAGGTTAACTTCACCAGAAACAAAGAGCGTTTTGTCGAAGGAAAGCACTTTTTTAAAGCATCTGGTGAGGAATTAAAAAATTTGCGACTTACTTTAAGTAAGTCACAAAACCCCATATCTCCCAAAGCCCGCTCCCTTATCCTCTGGACAGAACGCGGAGCAGCCCGTCATGCAAAAATGCTCGAAACCGATCAGGCGTGGGATGTGTTCGAAAAACTGGAAGACTGCTATTTCAGCGAGTGCGAGAAAAATACTGGCAAACAAGAGAAGAAGCCCAACGGGCTTTCCGCAAAAGAAACAGACATCCTTGTATGGCTGTGGGATTATGCCAACCGCTCACAGGCATTGTTCCGTGAGTTGTATCCCGCATTAAAACTGATTCAGTCTGGCTATTCCGGCATATGCCACGACTACGGCTATGAGTTCTCGTATATCATCGGGAGGGCGAGGGGCGTTTTAATTAATCACACGCGGGATATAGATATTTATGAGCCTGACGGGCCGACGAACCTTCTGGCATGGGAAAGGCTTAAGAACAAAGAGTTGCCGCCTTCACTGCATCGCTACTGACAATTGACAACTTAACAAACCCAGCTTCGGCTGGGTTTTTTATTGCTGAATTTTCAATGTGAGAGGACATGACAATGAATGAGCTGATAAATAACAATGCCATCAAAATGACAAGCATTGAAATCGCTGAGTTGGTGGGAAGCCAACACGGTAATGTCAGAATATCAATAGAACGTCTGGCAAAGCGTGGGGTGATTCAACTTCCTCCAATGCAAAAAGTTGAAAATAAACAAACAATTAGCCCTAACAAATTCACAAGCGTGTATATATTCGAAGGCGAACAAGGTAAGCGCGATAGTATCATTGTCGTCGCCCAGTTGTCGCCAGAGTTCACCGCTCGCCTTGTTGACCGCTGGCGAGAACTCGAAGGGGCAACCGCGAAAATCCCACAAACCTTCTCTGAAGCATTGCGCCTCGCGGCTGACCTTGAAGACCAGAAGGCTGAACTGGAGAAACAGCTTGCTCTCGCAGCACCTAAAGTTGATTTTGCCGATCGCGTTGGCGAGGCCAGCGGAATTTTGATTGGAAACTTTGCAAAGGTTGTTGGAATTGGTCCAAACAAACTGTTTGCGTGGATGCGCGATCACAAAATCCTTATTGCTTCAGGTTCCCGGCGCAATGTGCCAATGCAGGAATATATGGATCGCGGCTATTTCACAGTGAAAGAAACAGCGGTCAACACAAATCACGGAATACAGATATCGTTCACTACAAAAATCACCGGACGTGGCCAACAGTGGCTGACCAGAAAGTTGCTCGATAACGGAATGCTGAAAGTAACAGGGGAGGCTGCTTAATGGCTAACCTACGCAAAGAAGCGCGTGGCAGAGAATGCCAGGTACGTATTTACGGCGTATGCAATGGTAATCCTGAAACTACAGTTCTGGCACATTACCGGATGGCTGGAATTTGCGGAACTGGAATGAAGCCTGACGACCTGATCGGCGCATGGGCTTGTAGCGCGTGTCACGATGAAATCGACCGACGTACCCATAACCTCGACAACAAAGACGCCAGACTTTACCACCTCGAAGGCGTGATCAGGACGCAGGCGATACTGCTGAAGGAGGGGAAGATTAAGTCATGAACGAATATCAGTTTGTGCTTCCATACCCACCGTCGATGAACACCTACTGGCGAAGACGGGGGAGTCAATACTACATCAGCGATAAAGGCCAGAAATACCGAAAAGACGTTCAGCAAATCATCCGCCAACTCAAGTTAGACATTTTCACCAAATCACGACTCCGCATCAAAGTCATCGCAGACGTTCCAGACTCCCGCCGCCGCGACCTCGACAACATCCTGAAAGGTTTACTCGACTCCCTTATCCACGCCGGATTTGCGGAAGACGACGAGCAATTCGATGACATTCGCGTAATTCGTGGTGTGAAAGTACCAGGCGGACGGCTTGGAATAAAAATCACCGAACTGGAGAACGTATGAACGCCACAATTCAAACGATACCAGAACTTCTTATCCAGACACGAGGCAATCAGACCGAAGTGGCAAGGATGCTTTCCTGCGCAAGAGGAACAGTGCTCAAGTACAACCGAGACAGCAAAGGTGAGCGTCACGTAATAGTTAACGGCGTCCTGATGGTCAAACAGGGCAAGAGGGGTAGACCATGAGACTCGAAAGTGTAGCTAAATTTCATTCGCCAAAAAGCCCGATGATGAGCGACTCACCACGGGCTACGGCTTCTGACTCTCTTTCCGGTACTGATGTGATGGCTGCTATGGGGATGGCACAATCACAGGCCGGATTCGGAATGGCTGCATTCTGTGGTAAGCACGAACTCAGCCAGAACGACAAACAAAAGGCTATCAACTATCTGATGCAATTTGCACACAAGGTATCGGGGAAATACCGTGGTGTGGCAAAGCTCGAAGGAAATACTAAGGCAAAGGTACTGCAAGTGCTCGCAACATTCGCTTATGCGGATTATTGCCGTAGTGCCGCGACGCCGGGCGCAAGATGCAGAGATTGCCACGGTACAGGCCGTGCGGTTGATATAGCCAAAACGGAGCAGTGGGGGAGAGTTGTTGAGAAAGAGTGCGGAAGATGCAAAGGTGTCGGCTATTCAAGAATGCCAGCAAGCGCCGCATATCGCGCTGTAACGATGCTAATCCCAAACCTTACTCAACCCACCTGGTCACGCACTGTTAAGCCGCTGTATGACGCTCTGGTGGTGCAATGCCACAAGGAAGAGTCAATCGCAGACAACATTTTGAATACGGTCACACGTTAGCTGCATGATTGCCACGGATGGCAACATATTAACAGCATGATATTGACTTTTTGAATAAAGTTGGGTAAATTTGACATCAACGATGGATAAATGCACTCGTTAAATAAAGCCCTGAGTTAATAGCTCGGGGCTTTTTGTGTTTTAAGCACGGCCTTTCTGAAAGCACATCAAACCAAATACCAGACAGACAAAAATAATCACCTTATCCGCTGTGGCTACGGTGCGGTGTGCTTTGCATAAAAGAAAACCAGCGCAATGGCTGGATTCGTGAAAGCGGGTGGCAAGAGGTTGCGCTAACAACCTCCTGCCGTTTTGCCCGTGCATATCGGTCACGAACAAACCTGATTACTAAACACAGTAGCCTGGATTTGTTCTATCAGTAATCGACCTTATTCCTAATTAAATAGAGCAAATCCCCTTATTGGGGGTAAGACATGAAGATGCCAGAAAAACATGACCTGTTAGCCGCCATTCTCGCGGCAAAGGAACAAGGCATCGGGGCAATCCTTGCGTTTGCAATGGCGTACCTTCGCGGCAGATATAATGGCGGTGCGTTTACAAAAACAGTAATCGACGCAACGATGTGCGCCATTATCGCCTGGTTCATTCGTGACCTTCTCGACTTCGCCGGACTAAGTAGCAATCTCGCTTATATAACGAGCGTGTTCATCGGCTATATCGGCACTGACTCGATTGGTTCGCTTATCAAACGCTTCGCTGCTAAAAAAGCCGGAGTAGAAGATGGTGGAAATCAATAATCAACGTAAGGCGTTCCTCGATATGCTGGCGTGGTCGGAGGGAACTGATAACGGACGTCAGAAAACCAGAAATCATGGTTATGACGTCATTGTTGGCGGAGAGCTATTCACTGATTACTCCGATCACCCTCGCAAACTTGTCACGCTAAACCCAAAACTCAAATCAACAGCAGCCGGACGTTACCAGCTTCTTTCCCGTTGGTGGGATGCCTATCGTAAGCAGCTTGGCCTGAAAGACTTCTCTCCGAAAAGCCAGGACGCTGTGGCATTGCAGCAGATTAAAGAGCGTGGCGCTTTACCGATGATTGATCGCGGTGATATCCGTCAGGCAATCGACCGTTGCAGCAATATCTGGGCTTCACTGCCGGGCGCTGGTTATGGTCAGTTCGAGCATAAGGCTGACAACCTGATTGCAAAATTCAAAGAAGCTGGCGGAACGGTCAGAGAGATTGAGGTATGAGCAGAGTAACCGCGATTATCTCCGCTCTGGTTATCTGCATCATCGTCTGCCTGTCATGGGCTGTTAATCATTACCGTGATAACGCCATTACCTACAAAGCCCAGCGCGACAAAAATGCCAGAGAACTGAAGCTGGCGAACGCGGCAATTACTGACATGCAGATGCGTCAGCGTGATGTTGCTGCGCTCGATGCAAA